AATTAGTTTGCTTTTATAAATATAATGCGTATCTTTATATTATAACGAAGAAACAAACAGAGATATGAAATTAGTTAAAGAAATAACAAACAAAAAAGGAAACAAAAAAGTAACTATTGAAACTCAGGATGGTTTATTTTATTGTTCTGTTTGGGTAAACAGAGGAGAAACTTGTATTGAGTCTGGAAAAGAGTATAAAAACATAAAAAGTGCTGAAAAATTCGCTTTAAAAAGAATGTCTTAATGAATTGAAAACTATTAAAAAGAAAGTTCCCTAATTCTGAGGTAGAGATTAGGGAACATTTAGAGAAAACAGGGATAGGATTTATAAATCAATTAAAAGATAATGAACAAAATACTAATAGAAAAGAGGTGGTACAGGGCTATTTGGGGGAGTTTAACAGAGATTTGTGAGGTCTATGAACTACCTTATCATTCAATTAAAGATAAGGCTTACCCAATAAAAATAAATGGTTTTACAATCCGTAAATTGAAGTACAGAACTAAGTGATAGATAACGGCATCCTGTATGAATCGGAAGCCATACCGAAGAAATTAATTATTAACAACCGCATTACAAGGGCTTATGATTTTATACAGCGTGTTGTATGTTGTGCGGATTAACTCAAATGAAATGAAATACAATTTATCAGTAGAATTTTACAAACAAGCAGAACCAACAGGATTAAATGAGGGGGATATAATATCTTTTATTTCATTTAAAGGACTGTTTAAAACAGGCGTTATAGAAAGCTGTAAATACATGAAAGACACTAAAATACCTATACCTCTTGAATATAAGGTTAAGTGTGACGATGGTGTAACTAGAGTTGCTTTAACAGACTATATATTCAAAAAGAACGCTAAAGTATCGAACATAAAAATAACAGTAAGTGAACTAGATGATGGATTTCCATTACGCACCTAGCATTACATACAACACCCGTATAAAAAAAGCTTGATCGAGCGTTTGAGGTACGAAAATGATTTTTATACTTTGTTATTTAATTTTTTATACTTACCTTGTAATCAGTAGCCATACTAATACGTTTATCTGTATTTATTTTAAAGCCTTATGTTAAAAACATAAGGCTTTTTTTGTATATTGTAATTATGTCACGAAAACCACTTCAAACATTAGAGCAAAGCAAGGATAAACACTTTCCCAAAGATTGGTATAATGAAATTTTAGACGAATACAAAGAAGGCGCGAGCGATGTTGAGATTAAAGCGATAATTGCTGGGTGGCGTGGAAAATTCTCAAATAACCTTTGGGAGAGGTGGATGAAGGACGAAGACGAATTTAAAGAGCTTATAAAGATAGGAAAACTTTTTTCGGAAGCGTGGTGGTTGAAAAACGGGCGTACAAACTTGAAAGACAAAGACTTCAATTATACGGGTTTCTATATGAACATGAAAAACCGCTTCGGGTGGAAGGATAAGCAAGAAGTAAAAACAGAAAACACTACTGCAATAACTTGGAAAGAAGAAAAAAGCTATAATGAAGCTAACATTAAAACAGACTAAATGTCTTGATTACTTAGAAGATAAAACTACAAAAGAAATAGTTTTTGGCGGTGGGGCTGGTGGTGGAAAAAGTTTAGTCGGTTGTTACTGGATTTCAAAAAGTGCGCTTAAATACGCTGGGTCGAGGTGGTTGATAGGTCGTTCAGAACTTAAAAACCTTAAAGCGACTACATTAGTCACTCTCTTTGAAGTTTTTAAAATGCAGGGACTTCAAGAGGGTACACATTATAGATACAACGCTATCGATAGTCATATAAAATTTTTTAATGGTTCTTTGATATTATTAAAAGACTTAAAGTATTACCCGTCTGATCCTTTATTTGATAGCTTAGGTTCTTTGGAGATTTCAGGAGCATTTATTGATGAAGTCGCTCAGATAAGTAAAAAAGCTTGGTCCATTGTTCGGTCTAGGTGTAGATACAAACTGGATGAATTTAATATAATACCTAAAGTTTTAGGTACTTGCAACCCAAACAAAGGTTTTGCATATCATTTATTTTACAAACCTAACAACTTAAACGAGTTACCTGACACTAGAAAATTTATACAATCCTTAGTCTACGACAACCCTAATATAAGTGCGCATTATATAGATAGTTTGAAAAGTTTAGACACTGCGGACAAAGCTCGTTTATTAGATGGTAAGTGGGAGTATGAAGAAAACGAAGATCAACTAATCAGCTTTGAATCTATTACTAATTATTTTACAAACTCATTCGTAAAAAAAGACGTTAACAGAAAAAGAGTAACTATTGATGTGGCCCGCAAAGGTAGGGATAATTCAATTATTCGACTTTGGTACGGTTATGCGTGTGTTAAAAGAATATGTATACCCGTTTGCACGATTACGGAATTAGCAAAAGTATGCAAAGACTTATGTAACAAAGAAAACATTCCAATGAGTGGAGTTGTGGCAGATGAAGACGGTGTAGGTGGTGGACTGGTCGACATATTAAGGTGTCAGGGATTCATTAACGGGTCACAACCAATACAAACCCGCCGAAGTATGCAGGATGGAAGAAGAGATATAATAGGTGCTAATTACGTAAATCTAAAAACTCAATGTTCCTATCTTATAGCGGAGAAAATACAAAAAAATGAACTGTATGAATTTATAGAGGACTCTGATTTGATAAACAGTATCACCGAAGAAATGGAGTGGGTAAGGTCTAAAGACAAAGACAGGGACGGAAAATTAAAACTAATAGGAAAAGACATTATAAAAAATGAAATAGGGAGATCGCCCGATGATTGGGACAGCATTATGATGTTGGGATATTTCGAACTATCAAGGGCGGTAATAACGGTTTAATCAAAAAAAAAGTGTATATTTACTAGATAATGGGTATTTTAAAAGAAATCGGAAGTGCTATAAGTAAAGGGGTAATAAATTACGCTAACACTTTTAGCAACCATTCAAGTGTACAAGGTGGTTTAATTCCTTATAGTTGGTCTTATAAGAAAATAAATGATAGTACCCTAACCTCATTCGGTTATGCTACAAACTCAGACGTTTATTCTGTGGTGTCTATGATTGCATACAAAATGTCTGAAATACCCGTGGACGTGCTTAAATTAGGTTTTAAGGGTGGTTATGAGGTAGACATTGATTCAGATGTTTATAATTTATTACATAACGATTTAAAAGAGACTTTTAAAGATAAGATTATAAAGTCAGCTATAAACTTAAATCTAACAGGTGATTTATTTTTAGAAAAGGTTTTTGTTTCAAGCGAAGAGTTCCCAGATTACTTAAAAGTTTTAAGGAGTTCAGACACTTATTTAGAAACGGATGGGTATGGTAATGTTACACGGGTAAATTATAGAGATTATAACCTTACAAGATACATACCTTACAATAACATTATACACGTAAAACTTTACGATCCTACATCTAGCAATGATCTTAGAGGGTTATCACCTTTACAAGCTGGTTATAAAGTTTTAGACGCAAGCAACGACTTACAGACGGCAGCATCAAACCTATACAAAAATATGGGTGCGAGTTGGTTAGTTTCAGATAATACGGGAATACTAAGGACGGCTGACGAAGCTAAAGATTTACAAGATTCTTTGAATAAAAGAGTAGGTGGAGCAAGTAAAGCGGGACAGGTAACGGTTACGGGTGTAGACGCTACAGTCCACCAAATTGGAATGTCTTCTAAAGATTTGGAATTGATGAAGTCACAACCTATTAAATTACGCCAAATGTGTAGTTTGTACGGTGTTGATTCATCTTTTTTTAATGATCCGGAGTCTAGCACTTACAATAATAGAAAGGTCGCAGAGAAAGCCTTCTTAAATAATGCCGTAAAACCAAAATTAGAGATCATTTTAAAAGCTATAGAGCAAGATATAAACAGGGTTAGAACGATTAAGATAAGGCCTATTTATGATGGGTTAGACTGTTTGCAGGAAGATCAAAAAGAAATGGCAGACAAAAACAAAGTTGTTTCTGAATCAATAACAGCATTATTAATTAGTGAAACATTACCGGCACAAAAAATATTTATGTTGATTAGTGTTTGGGGTTATGAAGAAGAGGAAGCAAAAAAACTAGTAAATGGCAAATAAAAAAGACATAAAGCAAATAATTAAAGAGAAAATTAAAACGGGGGAGGTTCTGAAATGAAAGCTATAGAATTTGGAGATTTTGATTTTGACACCGAAAAAGGTCTTTTTGATGCTTTACATAAGAATCAGAACACTATTATAGGACTTAAAAAGAGTGTGCAGTACAAATCTTTTGAAAAAGGATCGTGTCAAGTCATAACGCCGAAAGTATTAGAATCGGTAAAAGGGTTAGAAAACACTAAAGACGGTTTTATATATCCAGTAATTAGCACGACAAATTTCTTAGATAGTCACAAAGATGTGCATTTTGATGGGTGCTTTAATAAAACGATTAAGGACCAACAGGGGAAGGTCAAATATATTTTAGATCATAACCTTAATTATGATTCGGTTATTGCTTGGCAGAAGGATGTAAAAATGCTTAAAAGGAAAATTGATTGGTCCGTAGTTGGGAAGAGTTACGAAGGTGAAACTGAGGCTTTAATTTTTGAAATAGATAAAGAAAAGATACGCCGTAAAGATGTGCTTTTAGATATTGAAAACAAGGTAGAAGACTTTGAAAATTCAATAAGAATGGTTTACTTTAAGATAGTATTAGGAGTAAATTCGGACGCAAAAGAACATAAAAAAGAAAGAGCTTACTATGAAAAGAAAATAAACCTAATAGCAAACAAAGACGAAGTTTCCGAAGACGGTTATTTTTGGGGTGTTGAGGAATTAGGGATAAGAAAAGAGGGAAGTTTAGTAGTTGCGGGCGGTTCAAACTCAGCTACAAGCATATACGAAGCCGTCAACGTTGGCACTTCAAAAGAAGAGAGAGAAGAAACCAATAAAAAAAATTGGTATTATTAATTTAAAACAATAAAAAAAGAGATGAAAAAAACGTGGTTAAAATCAGACGGTACTTTTAAACACTTAAAAGGTGACGATTTAAAAGACTTAGACGATGAGCAAAAACTTGCTTATAAAGAAGCTGAAACTGTTTACAGTGTGTCGAAATATGAAGAACTTGAATCGTTAACAGAAAAAACTAAAGAGCAATCTGAGGAGTTGAAAGCTGTTCAAGAGGCTCTTTTAAAACTGTCCACAGAGCAGTTTAAAGCGATGCAAACTCAGATGAAAGAGATGCAGTTAAAACTTGCTGAACATAAATCAAACGGTGAAAAGATTGATTTAACACCGTTTAAAGAAGCTATTAAAGACTTTGAAGGTGTTAACGCATTTATTGCAAAACTATCGCAAGGTGAAGGTTTAGTGATGAAAGCGGATGTAAACTATGCCGATTTAACTCACACGGGGCAGTTAGACCAATTAGCAACGGGAATTAGTGACCTTGTCAAAAAAAGGGTTG